CTTTTTTGTTGGGTGATGGTGTTTGTTGTGATGCTGACCCTGTTTTGCCACACGCTGGCCCCGCACTGGTGTGCAAGGTTGAGCAGCATGCCCTCACATCCAACTAGGCCGGCAGCTCGGATGCGTGTGTGCACCCCCATGTGCGCGCGTTCGGAGCGTTGTATGTTCCACTTGCAGTAGGGGGCAGCGTAGCTGAGTCCGGTGAGAACGCATGGGTTGAAAAAGAGGAGCTGAGCAGCAGCGCCGCACTTCTCCACTTCGACGCTCCTAAGCGTGGAGATGCTTGTTGGTCTGAAGGTGCTCATGGTTGCGCTGGCGTCTGTGTATCCCAACGTTCGCCGTAGGGAAGCAGCAACGCGTCCAAGTCGCCAAGCACCAGCAGAGGTGCCGCAGAGTCGGCGCTCATCAGAGGCGGCGGCAGCGAGCCACTCCTGCAGACTGTCACTACGTGAGAGGCACATCTCCGCTGCCATTGCCATGGTCCCGCAGTATATTGCCGACCTGGCAGCAACTTCTTGCACGAGCCTCCTTGGAGAATCTATGACTACCGCGTTGAAAGCCACTTCAGTCAGCGTCCCGGCGGCTAATAACATTGGGGTCAGCATCATCCCTGCCATTGAGCTCTGGGGAAGTTGCATGTGTAGGGCTCGTGCTGCGGGCACTCCGCCTATTTTGATGCTGTCCGGCCTGTATGCGCAGGCAGCTACGACCTGGTAGGCAGCGGCTGCTTGCGCGGCAGTGTTGGTCAGGGCGACTAGCCACTCTACTGTTGCTATGAAGCAGCTGAGCGGCACTTTGCCTTGTCGTGGCAGGCCAGCGAACCCCATATTGTGGTATAGCTTGCAACCAGGGATGGCTGGCCATAAGATTCTTGCCAGTTGGCCTCCCTCGACTGTGTCAGAGCAGGCGAGTTTGAGGGGCAGGTAGATGTCTTCTGGTGTGGGCATCATAGTTGTGTCGAAGAACAGGGCGTTTTGCGTGCCAGCCCTGCTCATTCGGAGTGCGGCAGCCCAGCCCGAAAAGGATTCGATGGCAGATACTGGGTCTTGCGTTGCGCTTGAGGTGGCCCATTCTGTCGGCTCCTGGCGCATCTCGGCTGCAGCGGTGTCCACTGCCATGGTGAATAGACGCACATATAGCCTGGTCAAGTCAATGCACGTAGTCGCTGCTTCCCGCATCGCTGCTTTAGCGCCGAC